CGGGCTCTTCGGCACCAGCGCCAACTGCGGCGGGGCGACAAAACGACCATTCGCTCCGCGCTTGCGCGGTACGTCAATGAGCTTCACCATCGGGAAAAGCGCGGCGTCGGCCTTGCAGTGCCGCCCGCCTTGCATCACCAGCAGGCCCCGGATCGCGTCCGCGTAGTTCGCCGGAAACTGGTTCGCGGCGACCCAGTTGTAGACCGCCGTGCGCTGGCAGCCGGTGTACTGGCATAACGCCGCGACCCCGCCGATGCGGTCAACGCATTCTTGTACCGTCTTAATTGGCTTGGGCATGGTCTTTAACCTCCTTGAGTTTCACGACTGGGAGCGGGGTCGAAGTCGGAGCCGGGCCCTGTAGAGACAGCGGGACGAGCCCTTGGAAGCAGGCGGCAAAAGCAAGATAGTTCATACCGTCTACGTAATTGTCGAGCTTATCCGGAGAGCTTTTACTCCGGATCAATTTTACGCAGTGCAATATCATGGCGACGTCGCGCGCCGTGAGTTCTTTACCGATCACCACCGAGGCGACCGCAGCGGCCTCCCGGAAGTTCTGGTCGATATCGGCGGCGTTGTCGTACTCGTTCCCCCTCGCGTTGATAAGCTCGAACGCGAGGGTGAGAAGGTCGCCCGGATGGGGCCTGTGTTTGTTGTCGGTCATCAGAAGGGCATATCCTCTTTTTCCTTGACTTCGCCGTCGTCGAACGCGGAACCGGCCGACGGCCGTCCGTCGAGCCGCTGGCGGCCCTCGCTCTGGATCACCTGAAGATGGTTCAGGCCGAAGGAGACGCCCTTCCGCCCCGTGTGCGTCCACGCGAACGGCACGACGTTGGCGCGCACCAACTGGCCCGACCAGACTTCATCCGGAACCAAGATATCCTGCCGGTTGGTATCGACCACACCCGGCTTGTTTTTCGACCACGGGCTGATGAAGGTATGACCGGCATGATAGCCGTCATATGACTTCTCGCCCGCGTCCCGGAACGGCATGTTGATGCCCTTGAGCTGGACGTTGTCGCCCCATTCCTTGCGGGCGGCGGCGATGCAGGCATCCTGAAGGGCCTTGTACTGGGGGGATTTCTGCTGCGCCGGATCGAAGATCAGCGAACAGCTATAGACGGGGGTGCCGCCTTCGGCGCGGGGTCTGGGGGTGAAGATGTTGGCGAAACTCAACGTCGCATAGGGGGTGTTGATAGCGGTCATAATCTGGTTCCTTTTTCTAATCTAGTAACAGGGGTACTATGTGTCTAAAACAACCCCGTGTCAACTGCCAATTTTTTATTTATGGTGAGGTAAGTTACCCCGGCAGGCGTGATCCGGCAGAGATACGCCGCCTTACCGAACGGGGTGTTCTTGCGCCCGCAACGCTCGATGAATTTGAGACGGCGAAGGTCGCTGCAACGCTGATGGCCTTTCCAGCCGACGCGGGCATACGCTTCTTCATCCAGCAGATGCAGCCCCGTCTTGTAAGCGCGCAGCACGAAAAGCGACTGCTCCGTGACGTTGAGCGGCACCGCCAGATGCGAAGTATCGGGGTCGGTATTGCGGGCATGAATGTTGGGCGGGTCATCAGGAGGCTTGGGCACGGGGATGCTCCTTTCTAGGGTAAGTCGTCGAATACCGACGCGGCATGCGTCTGGTGCTTTTGCGCGAAGGCCCTGCACTCGGTTTTGCGGACACACCAGCGGCAATGAGGGCCCGCGTTTTCAGTCGTTTCACCATCCCGGATATGCATGATGGCGGGCTGAACTTCGGTCTCAAGCCAATCCTGTAGTTCGCCCAGCGTCGTCGTATGAAAGCGCAACGCTTCGCTGCCGACGCGAGGCTGGCAGATGGTCAGCGTAACCCGGGCCTTGGGGCGCTTCGCATCGACAAGACCCGCAAGGCCCAGCGCGTAGAGCTTGAGCTGCGGGGTGTCGGGATCGACGATATGCCCCCGGCCGAACTTGAGATCGACAACGTGGAGATCGCCCCCGGAGCTGACGCCGCAGTCCATCGTGCCCCAGACCATGCCGAGGGTGCCGGGGATGGCAAGGCGTTCTTCAAGAAAGACCAAGGCCCCACGCATCGCCATGAGGCTCTGAACGTGCGTCACATAAGGGTTCAGGGCCCGACACATGCCGGGCGAAACAATGTATTCGTCGCCCTCTACCGTGATTTTATCCGGCAGGAAGATATCCCCCTTGAGGGTCATTTCGGCGACGGTATGTGCCGCTGTCCCCTCGCGGGCGAACCTCGACGAAGGACGCGGAATGTCCTTCGTCAAGGTGACGCTTGCGGCGCAGTTGAGCCACATGTTGGCAGATGACGGCGAGCATGCGGCGTGTGCGCTCATTTTTTCTTCTTCTGTTCAGGCAAGGGAAGCCGGTCCATTTTCGGATAAGGCTCAATCGGCTGCGACAGGTCGATCATCCGCAGTTGCCCGTTCATGCTGCTGCCGTTGAGTTCATAGGCCAGCAGCAGGGCGGCGCGTTTCATCGCCTCGTCGGGGATTTCAGGGTTGTCGATCCCCGCCGCCGCAGCGGCAGGGATAAGGGCGATCAGGAGGGCGAGCCGCTTCACGTCAGGGCCCCGTTGTCGATGGCTTCGCGGATCGGCACGAAGCTCTCGGGCGGCAGCTCCCGGAAGCTCTTTGCGCCGTTGCCGAAGCGGGAAAGCAGTTCAAACACTTCCTTCTGGAACCCGTTGGCGTAGGCCGACTGAAGATCTTCAATCGTCTTCTGGCGGACCTTGACCACTTCGGCAGGGTCCATGCCCTCGGCGGTCTTCGGGGGCGGCGGGGTCGGCCTGACAGGCTGGACAATCCCCGCACCCATGTCGGCCTTGGCGGCCTTTGCGGCCTTCTTCTCGGCCTGCTTGGCCAAGGCCCGCTCCCGCAGTCGCTCGTCGTTTTCAAGCTGCTTGGCGGTTCGCGCCTTGGTTTTTTCCACAGGCTTGTCCACAGGGTTATTCACAGGCTTATCCACATGCCCCGCGCCGTTGAACGGGTCAGGGCCCGGGCCCTGAGCCTTGGCGGGGGCTACGTTTTCTACGAATTCTGAATTCGTAGTGGACTTTGACTTCGGTCCGGGAAAACCCGCCAGCACATCGTTCATCTGGTCGAGTATTTCGCCGAAGGTCTTCGCTTCAAAAGATAGCTTCACTTGGTCTCTCCTGTTGCTTCGAGGGGCATCCCAATTCTCGACTTGGCGAGATCGGCGATGATCTTGATCCGGGGGGCCATGATGCCCATGCGGGGGGTGTAGAGCTGCTTGTACTCGAACACGCTGACCAGCTCGTGGCTGTCACGGTCGAAGTGGACGAAGTAGGCTTTGGTGTCGCCGTCGGTGACCTTGATGACGATGGGGGCAGGCTTGTCGGGTACGTTGTCGTTCACATCTTTTCTCCTTCGGTGTCGAACAGTTGGGTGAACTCGCGCGCCTTGCGCACCAAGAGCCCGTTAATCAGGTCGTCCACGGTCCCCGTCGCCGAGAGCATCCGGGCAACCACCCCGTCTTTCTGGCCGATCCGGTGCACGCGGCAGGCGGCTTGGGCATTGTCCATCGGGGTCCAGCTACTCTCCACGAAGACCACGTCGGAGCATTTGCATTTGGGCCCCACGAGAGTAATCGCGGTTCCAGCCGCCTGAATGTTGCCGACGAACACGCGGCACTTGGGGTCGTTCAGGAACTTATCGACGGCTTCTTCGCGCTCTCGCGGGGTTGTGCTGCCCACCAGAACGGCGGGGCTGTATTCGGCCAGATGGGTGGTCAGGGCCCGGATCACGTCAGCATGGTGCGCGAACACGAGCACCTTGCGGTTCTCCGGCAGACTGTCGAGCATATCGACGATGTACTCGGTGGCTCCCCTGAGTTTGGCGAGCCCTAACATTCTTCGCATCGACATGACGTTGGCGTCGTTGCCGCGCCGCCGCAGGGCCTCGGTCAGCACATCGAGGCTCGCGGTCGCGCCCTCGTGGGCCATGATCTTGGTAATGGCGTCTTCGAGCCAGCGGGCGTCGGCGTCGGACAGGTGGGTCTTGTCCAGCGGCACCGGGATCTGGTCCCAGATGATCGCGGGCAGGTCCGCGAAAACGTCCTCCTTGCGAACCCGCATCATGAAGGGAGCGATCAGCTTCTTCAGCACGTCGAGGTTCTTCGAGCCCTCGATGACGCGAATGGGTCTGGAGCCGCCGAAGTATTTGTTGGTGACCCGGCAGAACCGTTCCTCATATTCGTGGCGGGCCATGCCGAGGCCCTTGGGCCAGCAGATAGACAAGAGGGTGTAGAGGTCCCCGGCGTGGTTCCGCATGGGGGTGCCGCTAAGAGGGACGATCTGGCCCAGCTTCGAGGCGGCACGCCGCAGGATCTTGACGCGGTTGGTGTCGGCGGCGTTGAAGGCATGCGCCTCGTCCACGGCGGTCAGCTCGAAACCGAAGGGCGTGTTGACCAAGGCTTCGGCGACGGCCCCGTTGGTCTGGGACATCAGGCCGTGCGACACGATGTAGTAGTGCGCGAGCTTGGCGAAATCGGCCGGGGCCCTGACGATGACGAACGTCGCGCCGGGATGCCAGAGGCCGATTTCCCGTTTCCAGACGAGGACGGCGCTGGCGGGACAAATCACGAGGATACGCTTGGCGTGCCGCAGCAGGCAGGCTTCGATGAACGTGCGGGTCTTGCCGATACCCATATCGAGAGCGAGGTAGGTCGGCTGCTTTTCGGCAATCCGCATCGCGCCTTGGTGCTGGTGGGGAAAGAGTGGTTTGCTCATAGCGGCCTCTGTCTAAGTCCGGGGACGTGGTCGGTGCTGTCATAACTCACGTCGCGGCCGTTCCAGCCAACGTCGATCCGCACGCCTTCCGGCTGCACCCACAGGTGCCATTTGTTTGTCGTATCGACCTTGCGGCTTTCCGCCGGGTACAGCTCCACCGCCTCGCGTTCAGGGCCCGCGATTTCGTTCTTGATCTGCTGGAAGTGTCGCCAGTCCTTGAACATGCCGCCGTCACGCCGCCGGATATTCAGGTGAAGGCAGCCGGGGGCGTATTCCTCCGCTTGGATCTGGTAGAGGTCGTTGACGAAGTAGCGGCATCGTTCGTGGTAGTCTTGCAGGAAGGCCCGGGCCACCGCTTCGGTCATGTCGTAGTGCTCCATCGT